ATATAAATTAATAATAAATATAATATATAATAATATAATAATTAAATATAATATAAAATAAATATAGAGGGTTTATGTGGAGCAATGAGCGTAGCGAATTGCGACAAACTTATAATATAAATAAAAATAAAATAATAATTGACAAATTAAAAATAATATATTATAATATACTTAAATAAATTACAAAGGAGATGATAATATGTTTAAATTAAAGGATTGGTTAGAATACTTAATAATATCTATATTTATACTATGTGGTATTGGATTAGTCTTATTAATGTATTGTATAATATATTTAATTATAGAAAGGAGATAATATGAGAATTAAAGATACATTATTTTATCAAATATTAGAATTGATTGGAGATTTTATTGGATTTGTAATATTTTTTAGTATTATGTATTTTATGTTTTTATTGTGTTTATATACAATATAGAAAGGAGATAAATAAAATGAAAAATAATAAATATCAATTAACATTAGATTTAATAGTAAGTGGATTAATAATAACTTATTTATATTTAGTTTTAGTTTAAAGGAGAAGATAATATGAATGTAATATTTCTGGATTTTGATGGAGTAGTTAATAATATATCTTATGATAAATATATAGATATAGATATATTAGTTAAGAAAGGAAAAGATAAATATTTTCCATCAACTTGGAGTATAAATAATCTTGAACCATTTTTAAATTTATTGTTGTGGTGTCAAAAAGAAGATATAAAAATAGTTATATCATCAAGTTGGAGAATATTATTTGAAGATTATAGTTATATAGAAGAAATGTTTTGTGAAATATTTAAGCAATATAGTTATCAAAAAAGAAAAAATAAATATAATGATTTGGTTATAGGAAGAACTAAATTATTTGGAGATAGAGGATTGGAAATTTTACAATGGTTAAAAGATAACGAAACTCTAAATATAGAAAATTATGTTGTTGTTGATGATGAAGTTGATTATGATATAAAACAATACATTAATAAAGAACATTATGTACAAACAGATAGTAAAGTTGGATTAATTAATTATGATGTTTATATGATTAAAAATAAATTAGTGAAAGGAGAAAATTAATATGAAAAAAAGAATACAACAAATTATAGATAAAAATATAGAAAAGAAAATAGAATTGATAAAATCATTAAGAGGTAAAGAAGATAAAGATAATCCAATAATGGAATTTAATAATAATTATAAAGATAAAATATTAACCCTAATAGTAGATGATAAAAACATTAATAGTTTATATGTAAAAGCCATTCAATCTACATTCAAAAAATATTTACCAGATGCAATAATTAAGTTTGTTAATGTAAATGAAAAAATGAGTAGAACAGATATTGCAATAAAATTATTGAGTGAAGTTGACTTATTAACTGAATTGAATGGATATTTATTTATTCAACCATCTATAACAGGACAAAAAACTATATGTATTAAAAGAGATTTAGATAACATAGAAAATTATAATGATTTATGGAATAAATTTAATTTAACTATAACATCACAAGTTATAAGTGAAATTATAGAAGAATATGTTAAAGATATAAAAAATCCAAACATAGTAATTATAGGAGATGGATTAACAGTTGGGAAACCACTTAACTTATGGTGTCAACAACATCAAGATTGGAACACATATCAAATTAAGGAATGTTTCAAAGAAAAGTATGATGATATTCCAGATGAATTTAAAGATAAGATATTAGAGAATGCAGATATTATAATTAGTGCAACTGGAAATGCAGAAAGTTTAATGGTAGATAATGTTGCAGTTATTTCTCCAACTATATATTATGAAGCATATAGTGGAACTTATGTACACGATTTATATAGAGGTTGCACAAATAGTTGTGATACACATACTGTATTAAATAGTATAGGTACATTAACTAATCTTGAATTATGTATTAGATGGTTAAATAATGTTTTAGGAATTGATAGTAATGATAGATTTACTATTGGAAAATAAAAGGAGATGGTTTAAATGAATGATTTACAAATTATAGAACAAAGAGAATTATTAGGAAAAGATTTTAAAATTTATAGTGATTTTGATAATCCATTATTTTTAGCAAGAGATGTTGCAGAATGGATTGAGTACGATTTAAACAAAGTTGGACAAATGTTAAATACTGTTGATGATAATGAAAAATTTATCTCACCACTACATTATAGTGGTCAGGTTAGAGATATGTGGTTTTTAACAGAAGATGGATTATATGAAGTTTTAATGCAAAGTAGAAAACCCATTGCAAAAGAATTTAAGAAACAAGTTAAAGAAATTCTTAAATCAATTCGTAAAAATGGTATGTATGCAAAAGATGAATTATTAGATAATCCAGATTTATTAATTGCAGTAGCAACTAGATTAAAAGAAGAAAAAGAAAGAGTAAGACAACTACAACAAAGAGTTATTGAAATGAAACCAAAAGAAGATTTCTATGATGCCGTAATTCAATCAAATGAAACTTGTGATTTTGCACAAGCAGCTAAGATATTAAATTTTAAAGGTATTGGTAGAAATAAATTGTTTGAAATATTAAGAGATAAAGAAATATTAAGACAAAATAATCAACCATATCAAAGATATATAGATAGTGGTTGGTTTAAAGTAGTAGAGGTATCATCTGTTGATAGATATGGGGATTTAAGATTATTTTATAAAACAGTAATTTATCAAAAAGGATTAGACAAAATATCTAAAATTTTGTTAGATCTGGGTTATGAAAATAAATAGTTGACAAATTTAAAATTGTATGCTATAATACAATTAACATATATATCACCAATTCTTTAAGGGTGGTAAGATTAAACCCTTGACAAAATAAAATTTATATGTTATAATAAGTTATAAGTTAAAAATTCTACAAAAAATAGTCAATAAAAAAAATAGTTGACAAACAAAAAATAATGTGCTATAATAATTATGTAAAGCAAAATTAAATTTCTTGGTTGAAAAATAATGCTTGACAAAAATTAAAAAGTATGTTATAATAATTATATAGAACGAGTCAGCAATTAAATAATTGGTTAATATTCTAGTAAAATCAAATTCGTTCTATGTTAAATATGCAGAACATAACAGCAAAATATGTATGAACAATTAATAGAAGAAAAAGGGATGATATTAGTTTATATGTGTTCTGGTATACGAAATATGTGGAACAATACAGCAATTATATTGATTAAATATATTTGTACAAAATAATTGTGAACATATTGTTTCCTTTAATAATGATAGAAAATAAATACTCTATGTTCCACAACAAATTTTAATGAGTGTTTATTGAAATTATTAAATAGTAATGTGGAAAAGTCGCAATATATGTGGTAGATATAAAGGATATTAATTACTCACGACAAATTAATTACTCACGACAAAGAGATATTGAGTTCATTAGGCATAGTAATCACTCCTTTATAGATATAGATTTATTCTTTATATCTATCAATTATTGGGGATTAGCTCAGTTGGTAGAGCATTTGTCTGTTAAACAAAATGTCATTGGTTCAAACCCAATATCCCCAGCCATATATGGTGATAATCGTACAATGGTTAGTACACAAGTTTGTGACACTTGGAATATGAGTTCAATTCTCATTTATCACCCCAATGATTTAATAGCGAGGTAGAGTAATAGTAACTCATTAGGCTCATTACCTAAGAATGTTGGTGCAATTCCAACCCACGCTTCCAATATATCTCACTGGTGGAATAGGTAGACACATCAGTCTTAGAAGCTGAGAGAGAAATCTGTATAGGTTCAAGTCCTATGTGAGATACCATTTATGGACATATGGTATAATGGTTATTACAACCGACTGTCTATCGGTTAATCGGGGTTCAATTCCCCGTATGTCCGCCAATCTACTGTTGACCGATTAGTTAGGTGGCTGTCTGCAAAACAGTTTAAAATAGTGCAATTCTATTACAGTAGTCCATATCAGTGAGTAGTTCAGTAGGTAGAACACTTGTTTTGGGAACAAGAAGTCAGAAGTTCAATTCTTCTCTCACTGACCATTAAATAAAAGTAATGTGTAGATATGCAAATTGGTGAAGCATGCAGACTGTAAATCTGTTCCCTCGTGGTAAACTTGTAGGTTCAAATCCTACTCTACACACCAAATAGAGAGTTGGCTGAATTGGTTTAAAGCACCAGTCTTGAAAACTGGCATCCGTAAAAGGATTTAGGGTTCGAGTCCCTAACTCTCTGCCATATGATAGGTTATGCTAATTGGTAAGCAAACAGTTTGCTAAACTGTCGTCCTTCGGGATTTACAAGTTCGAGCCTTGTACCTATCGCCATAATATTAGGTTAGTTTAATGATAAAATATCAGTCTCCAAAACTGAAAGATTTTGGTTAAAGTCCAAAACCTAATGCCATATTCAAGAGTAGCCAAGCGGTAAGGCAACGGACTTTGACTCCGTTATGCGAATGTTCGATCCATTCCTCTTGAACCAATAGTTAATAATAATTTAATCAAAACTATAAAATAAAATTATATAATCCCATATAGTATTATCACCCATTATGGTTAAATTATTAAATATAAATAAAATATAAAAGAAAAGGAGATGGTTGTATGAAAACAACAGAAAAACAAATTGAAGATTTAGCAGGATTAGTAGTAGGAGCTTTATTAGCAGATTTATTAGGTGGTGCAACAAATAAAAAAGAAGAAACATCTTGTTCTTGCTTAGGAGAAGAAGATAAAGTTGAAACACCAAAAGTTGGTAAGGTGTGGTATGTAGTAGTTGATAATGAAGGAAAATTTGATGGAATGGTTCATAAAACTTCAAAAGCATTAGATATTAGAGAATTTAAAGGCAAAACTATTGAAGTCTTTGATAATTATTCAGAAGCAAATAAAAGAAGAAATCAACTATTAGATGAAGACTTAGATGAAGATTTATATGATTAAAATTGAATAGGGGTATTACTTAAATGTGATACCCTTTTTTCAACAATGAAAGGAGAGGATTAATATGGGACTTTTACTTGGAATGAGAATTTTGGCAGATGTATTTGTATCAAGTTATTGGTTTGGTTTTGGTGTAATATTATTAACAAGTTGTATTAAGACAGGAGAAACGAAAGCACCAGTTGTAACATTGTGTTCACTACCTATCGCATTAGGTTTATTTTATTTAGGTAGACTTGTGGTAAATTTGTGTGTTAATAAAAAGAAAATAAAACATAATTTATTTTTAGGCTTAATATCATTAGTATTAGTTATAATATATTTTGTTTACATATTTGTAGATCCAGACACAATGTATATGAATAGAACTTTAATAATATTTACTTTTATACAAATGTTTTTTGGGAGTATAGAAATTGATAATGGAGATGATAAAAATGAAAAAAATTAATTATTTAAAACACGATAAAGATTTACCAGATTTACATTTTAAAAATGGATATGGAAATTCAGTCGCAATAGATTTGTATGTTGCCGAAGATATAGCAATAGAAGCTGGAAGTTTTGCGTTAATAAATCTTGGTATGTCAATTCAGATACCAAGAGGATATAAAGCAGAATTAAGAATGAGAAGTTCTGCTTTTCTCAAATATGGATTAATACAAACTAATAGTTTGGGACTTATAGATACTTCTTATAGTTCAGAAAAAGATGTATTGATGTTACCAGTATTTATGATATTATCAAAAACTGATATTTTAAATTATAACAAAACAAATAGTTGGAAAACAATTTTTATTTCAAAAGGCACATCAATATGTCAATTAGAGATATTACCTTGTATGGAAGAAATGGAATTTAATGATATGGTGTTAGAAGAATATAAAGAATATAATAAAACTACTCGTGGTGGATTTGGAAGCACAGATAAATAAAGGAGTTGATAAATTATGATGATTATAGTTTTATTTAGTATGTTATTTCTATTATGTTATGGTAATTTTATGGATGAATAAGGAGAAAATATGAATGGATTAGAATGTTTAGTTTTGATATTTTTATTAGTTTTAGGTTGTATAATAATATTAGCAGCTATTTATGATAGTGATGAATTAGATTGGAGAGAGTGATATTATGGTCTATGGTATATTTACTAATATTTATAATCAATTAAAGAAATTACAAATAAATTGGATTAGTTTAAATTTTGAAGAAAGATGTATGGCTATTGTAAAATATCATAGACTATACACTGAATATATAAATTTGGTTTATGAATTATTAGAATATAATTATGAAGACTATGAAGCTCAAATATTTATTATTGATACTGAGTTATTGGAGTTTGAGAAATGTAAAAAAAGATTTTATCAAACATTAAGAATAGTTTTGGAAGAAAAAGGAGTTGGTAGAAAATGGAATTAAAGTTATCTATTTTAGGAATAATCAAAGTTTTTATTGCAATACCAATGGCAGTGTTGTTTGCGTCTACAATATTTGTGTTTGTAAAAATGTTTGTTGGTTTTATTAAGGGAGAATATTATCATAAATCAAGTGGAACATTTGTTGATAATAGAATTAAAATATTTGGTATGTTATTTTGGACTATACTATGGGGATTGTTATGGTTTATGATATTGTGTTGGTGTGCTGGAATACCATTTATAAAAATTATTATATAAAGGAAATATGTTATTATGTCTAAATCAAAATATATTGGAAGAGAATTTAATTATAATAGTATAAATGATATAACAAAATATGAATTATATTCTATAAATATGAAATTAAAAGGATATAAATTAAAGGATTTTAGAATGTATAATGTTGATAATAAAATAAAAGTATTTGCTTTATTTGAATTGAAAGGAGAGGATTAGTATGTTGGTAAATAGTTGGAGATTGGGATATAGATTATTATTTAAATTACCTTATTGGTTGTATTTGCATTTTAAAGGTAAAAAGAAAATTAAAAATTTCTATGAATTTCAACATATAAATCAATTAAGAGATTTCTTATATTGGTTAAATGCAAATGAATATGAATTAAAAGATAAAGGATATAAACAAATTAATTTATATGGTACACCAAAACTTCATGGCACAAACATTGGAATAATATTTAAACCAAATGGGGAATATACTTTACAAACAAGAAATAGAATTATAACAGAAAATAATGATCATTTTGGATTTTATAAATGGATGACACAAGATAAAATACAATATATTTATAATCATTTTAAATATTTATTTGACAATAGAAAAATTAAAGCTATTATAGTTTATGGAGAATTTGCTGGGAAAGGAGTTCAAAGAGGAGTAGCTATATCTCAAATAGAAAGATTTTATGCTCCATTTGCAGTTAGAGTGATAACAAATAATGATGACTATTATATTAAACCAAGAGATGTAGATAAAAATTTATGGAATAATGAATTAAGAATTTTTGGTTTATTAAATAGTAGATATTTTGTTCAAGTTAAAATAGACCAATCTAACATAGAGGAAGCATTAAATAGAATAGATGAATATGTAAAAGGTTGTGAAGCTGTTGATAAATTTGCACAAGATTTAGGAGTTATTGGAGTTGGAGAAGGAATAGTTTGGGATTATGAAATTGATGGTAAAACTTATTTCTTCAAAACTAAAATAGATGAATTTAAAACTAAGGCACAAAAAGTTAATAAAAATAAACCTATTGAAGAAATTAGAGAAGATAAAAAGATAGTTGAATATTGTTTAAATGAACATAGGCTTAGACAAGGAATTGAGTATATGAATGAAAATGGTATAGATACTATAATTCAAAATATAAAAGATTTTATTACTTGGGTAGTTGAAGATACTATTAGAGAAGAAGAAAGATTTATTTTAGATAATGGATTAAATGAAAAGAGAGTTAGAAAGTTAGTTGGAACAGAAGCGGCAAAATGGTACAAGCAACAATTAAATACAGTGTTCACTGTAAAAGGAGAATAGATAATATGGGTATGTTTTTTAGAAGTTTTAGTGAAGGAGATGCTGAGGACTATTATGGTTCAGGGACTACATATGATAATAAAAAAATATACGATAATGGTTATTCAGCTGGTTATGCTCGTGGAAGTAGTGAAAGTGCTTCTGATGAATATAAGAAAGGGTATGATAAAGGATATACTGATGGATATGAACAAGCTAAAAAAGATTTTACTAATAAAAATAATGGATTTGAGAAAATATCATTTAAGTATTTAGATGTCAATTTTACATTAAAATTTATTACAGGTAATAACAATATTATTGATAATGTTATAATTTATTGTGATACAACAAACGATAAAGAAAATGATAAATTGAATTTATGGGCAAAAATGAAAACATTTTTAGATATTGATTTAGAAAAATATTTAAAAGAAAAAAATCTACAAATAGATAAACATGTTAATACTAAAAAATACAATTATTATAAAGGTATTGTAATATATAAAGTTAAAGCTGGAAAATATAAATATTATGATTTTGATAATGATATTAGAAATTTAATTAATAAATAGAACAAGGAGTGATAATAATGAGTAAACCAAGATATGTAGCAAAGGAACACAAATATAATAATGAACATGAAAGAGGATTATTTGATAAATACTTAAATGAAATGGCTAATAATGGATATAAATTAATTCAATTTAATATATATAATAATGCTGGTACAATGAAAGTATTTTCATTAATGGAATTGATAGGAGATGATAAGTGATGACATTTATAGATTTTGTATTTATTTATGGAATAATAATATCTATATTTATTTCAGTTAATTGTGCATTTATAATAGATAGTATCAAAAATGATTATGGATTGAAAATAAAAGAAGTATTTAAATCTTTTATAAAAAGTAAAGGCAATCCATATGAAAATCCAAAGCAAGGAAAGTTAAATATGGCTATTTGGGGAATGATATTATTATTTATAAATTGGTTATTAATTATTATTGTATTTAATAAATAAGGAGAGAATTATGAGTAAAGAAAATCAATTAGATACAAATAGATTATATTATCAATCTATTGAAGATGATGAAAATTATACATTTGATTATGGGGTAAAGATATTGCTTCCATATATTCAACATTTAAAGGATAAAATTATATGGTGTCCATTTGATAAAAAGTGGAGTTCATTTTGTAGAATACTTAGTGAAGATAGATTTAAGGTTGTTTATAGCCATATTGATGATGGATGCGATTTCTTTAAAGGAGAACCACCTAAATGGGATATTATTATAAGTAATCCACCATATAAGAATAAAAGAAAATTTATAGAAAGATGTTTAGATTTAGGTAAACCATTTGCATTATTATTACCTATTACAGTGTTGAATGATGCAGTTATGAATGATGTTGCAGAGAAATATAATAAGAATTTTCAATTATTAATACCTAGACAAAGAATGGAGTTTTATAACTTTGATAGAGAAATTAATAATCGTCCAAGTTTTAAGGCAGCATATTTTGGATTTGATATATTCCAAAAAGATTTAATTATGTTGAAGGAAAATGAAATGAATAAAAGAGATACCAATATAGAAGTATTTGAACAAGTCAAAAAGGAGATGATTGGAAATGAAAGTTGAAATTATGAGATCTGACAATAGGTTTGATTTGGAAAAAGAAATTAATAGATTTATAATAGATAAAAAAGTAGTTAATGTAAGTTTGGCAATAGGTAAAGCTGGATATGATCATTTTTATGTTGCTACTATATTATATGAGATTTAAGGAGTGATAGTAATGAGAGTTGAGATATTTGGAGAAGAAACTAAGCGTGAGTTAGAAGATGTAATAAATGAATTTATAAAAGATAAAGAAGTTATAGATATTAAGTTTTCTACTGTTAAAAGAAATTTAGGATATTATTATACAGTATGTATTTTATACAAATTTAAATAAGGGGTGATAAAATGAATACAGAAGATATTAAAATAGAAAATGTTATTACGGTTTATGGAAAAGATAATTGTAGTAAATGTCAAAGTTTAATAGAAAAATTAAAAGAATTAAATAAACCATTTGCCTATAATAATGATATAAGTATATTAAGAAGAATTGGAAGTCAAACTAGAATAATGTCTGCACCAATAATAAATGATAATGGGAAATGGTATTCATATGAAGATTATATAAAGGAGTTGAATTAATATGAATAAAAATAACAATTACAATATAATACATAAAATAGCAAAACACTTTGGTTCTAAACCAAAGTTTTTGTATTATAATATAAAAACAAATAAATATGAATGGATTGATGTTAATAGAGAATATTGTCATCCACAATTAGTGTTTATTAATGGGATACCATTTACTACTATTATTAAATTTTTAAGATTTAATTTTCATAATACTGGTTGGGGAGAAGGATTAATTTGGTGTAAAGATAAAGTAAGGAAAACCGTATTATTATTTTTGTTAAATAGAGATGGTGATTATGTCAAAGATTGGGAGATTAAAGGGAATAGATTAAAATATTTAGAACAATTTAAAGATGAAGCTATTGCTTTATCTAAGGAAAGATTTGGTGATATAAATGAATAATGATATTAAACATATTGTTAGTTTTAGTGGTGGGAAAGATAGTACAGCAATGCTTTTGAAAATGATAGAAAATAATATGCCAATAGATGATATAATATTTTTAGATACTACTGTTGAATTTCCAGAGATGTATGAACATATAAATAAAGTTGAAAAATATATAGATAGGACTATAACTAAATTACAAGCAGAAAAAGATTTTGAGTATATGTTATTACATTATAAAAAAAGAAAGGAAAGAATAAAGGACAAAAGGGTTATTCATTCCCAGATTTTAGAAATAGATGGTGTACTAGATATTTTAAACAAGATGTTATTAAAAGATATTTAAAAGAAAAATATAAAGATTATGAAATAATAGAATATCATGGAATAGCTGTTGATGAAATAAAAAGATTAGAAAAGAATAAAAATAAAAATATAAAATATCTACTTGTGGATTGGAATATGACAGAACAGGATTGTTTGAATTATTGTTATTCAAAAGGGTTTGATTGGAATGGATTATATGAAAAATTTAGTAGATTATCTTGTTGGTGTTGTCCTTTACAAAAGATTGGAGAATTAAAAATCTTATATAATAATTATCCAGATTTATGGAATAAACTACAATATTGGCAAGATAATACATATAGAAAATTTAGACCAGATTATAACATTGAGGATTTAACTAAGAGGTTTAAAAATGATGATATTGGTTCTTGATTGTTGGGTAACAAATATCTACTTAAAATTAGTAGATATATTACATAAATATAAAAATAAATTTAGAGGTGAAAGATTTGATAAGACAAATAATTAAAAGAGATGGTAGTTTACAGGATTTTGATTTTAAGAAAATAGTAGATGTTGTAGATAAGGTTCATAAAGAATTTCCTATGGATATAACTTTTTTAAATAAGAAGCATAATGTTGTAGATTACATTAAAGATAAACTAAGTGATAAGATTAAAACAGTGGAACAAATACAAGATTTAGTATTTGAGGCATTCTGTATGAATGGATTGATATATCCAGCTAAGGCTTTCCAAGAATATAGAACTAGAAGAATGGTATTGAGAGAACAAGAACTAGAAAAAACTTATGCGGATATGGATAGAATACTTAAAAGTGGTAGTGATGAAAACTCAAATAAAGATAGTAAATTATTAAATGTTAAAAGAGATTTATTAGCAGGAGAATTTTATAGAAATAGATTATTACAAGTCCTTCCAAAACATATAGCAGAAGCTCATAGTAAAAAGGTATTGCATTGGCATGATGCTGACTTTGATCCAAGAAGCACGAATTGTTGTATTCCAAATGTCCAAGATATGTTAGAGAATGGATTTAAAAACTCAAATGCTTATATAGGTACTCCTAATTCAGTTCAAGTCGCTAGTACAGTATTAATGCAAATAGTATTTAGTGTATCTAATTCACAATATGGTGGTACAAGTATCGCTGATTTTAACGAATTATTAGCTGTATATGCCAAAAAGAATTTTAGAAAAAATTTTATTGATGCAATAGAGTTTTATAATGTATTAGAAAAAGATTATGATACGACAGAAGAAGCTGTTGCGGAATTAGAAAAATTATGTGGTGAAATTAGTAGTGATAATAAAAAGTTAGAAAAAGGAAATCCAGATGTATTTGCTTGGGTAAAAAAGAAAACTGATAAAGATATTTATGATGCATGCCAAACATTTGAATATCAAACTAATTCCTTAACTAATAGCAATCAGACACCTTTTGTAACTATAACTATGACAATTCCTACATCTTGGGAAAGTGAAAGAGTTATATTAAATTATTTTAAAGTTAGACAAGGTGGATTAACTGATAATAAAGGACATAAAACAATAGCCATATTTCCAAAAATATCTATGTTTGTGGTTGATGGGCAAAATTTAAAAGAAGGAGATAAATATTATTATATATTGAAAGAAGCATCTAAGTGTATAGCAAATACATATTATCCAGATTTATTACTTTATTCAAAAGAAGATTACGAAAATGGAACAATGTATGCAAGAATGGGTTAATAGAATAGCTCAACGATGGTGAACTTATATCAAAAAGGTGTCTATTATATATAATAGGCTAACGGTCTACCCCATAGTAATATGTTCAAATATAGCAATATATTTGGGTGGTAAGTAAGACTAAGTCCTATATTATTAGGATATGCTAATACCGTGCTAAGATTTATATTCAACTTCATTTATGGAGAGTGATAGAGTGAAAATTCATAAAGATTATAATATTGGAGTTACAGAACAAGGAGATATTATAAATTTAAAAACAAATAAACCATATTCTAAATGGATTGATAATGTAGGATATTATCAAGTTATGTTTAGGGTTAATGGGAAAAAGAAATATATTAGAATACATAGATTAGTTGCAGAGATGTTTATTGATAATCCAAATAATTTTCCACAAGTTAATCATATAGATGGAAATAAATTAAATAATTGTGTAAAAAATTTAGAATGGGTTACTAATAAATATAATACTCAGCATGGATATGATAATAATGTATATAAAAATAAATATAGATGTGAATTAAAAGTTACAAATAAAATCACTGGTGATATATTATATTTTAAAAGTATTAGAGAATGTAGTGAAGTATTAAACTTAAATAGAAAAACAATTACATCTATATTAAAAGGAATTAAGAAAACGAATAATTATGAATATGAGTTTGAATATAAATAAAGTGTAACGACTAATGGACGTATGTAGAGAAGTCCAAGTACAATGGAGATTGATACCATTGGAAGTGCCATCGCCACTTTATGAGTGGAAGAGATAGTCTGACTCTCAATAATATAATATATTATAAATAGGAAACTATTTAGAGAGTTGTGTAGAAGCAGAGTAAATCACGAATTTAAAACACAAGATGGAAAATATGCAAAGTATGGTAGAGCAAATTTTGGAGTAATAACATTAAATCTCCCACATCTATGTTTAGAAACATTGAAAGAAAATGGAGATATAGAAACATTATTATCTAAAATTAATAATGCAAGTAATACATTAATGAAAGATGCTTTTATGTTTAGATTTAATCAAGTAAAAACATTGAAACCAAAAGAAGTTCCAATATTATTTATGGCTGGTGGATTAGCTAGATTAAATGAAAATGATAATATTGAACCTTTATTAAGAAGTGATAAATTTAGTTTATCATATGGATATTTAGGAATTGATGATTGTGTAAGATTATTGACAGATAATAAAGAAAATATATCAACAGATAAAGGATATGAGTTGGGAATGCAAATAATGAAATGTCTTGTTGATAATGTTGATAAATTAAAGAAAGAGATGAACTTGCCAATTAGCCTATATTCTAGTCCAAGCGAAGCGAGTATAGGGACATTATTTGAAAAAGATAAAGAACAGTTTGGAGATATAATGCCAGAATGGTTATTAAAGAGAGAGTATTATACAAATAGTTTTCACTTTTCAAGTGAATTACCAATAGATCCATTTGATAAAATACAAATAGAAAGTAAATTTACTCAATTAGCAAATGGTGGTAATATTAGTTATGTTGAGAATGGGGGAAAGGTATATAACACAAAAGCAATAATTGAATTAATACAACATGCTTATAAATGTGGAACTCAATATTTTGCTATTAATACAATAAGTGATGTATGTTTTAAATGTGGATATACTGGTGAAATGAATTATGATGTAAATAAACATCAATATACTTGTCCAAATTGTGGTAATACAGATGGAACTCAAATGAAAGTTCAAAGAAGAAGTTGTGGCTTAAATAAATAGGTCATTCATTATGGTAACATAGTGTCTAAAAGGATTAAAATGCTGGAAACTCTTAAAGCCTTATAGCCAATATAAATTGGAGCGTGAGCAGAAATAAGTATAAGGATGTGAATTGGAGATGAAATAAAAGGGTTATTTGACCTTCTCTCAACACAAGGACAATAGACAATCAGCAGCCAAGTCTTTATAAAAGAAAGGTTCAGAGCGTATAATATCCTATACCTTAAATAAGGTATAATGTGTACGCCACTCCGTATCTATTGAATAGATAGTTAAAGTATAGAGAAATCTACGGTATAAAGGATATTTCAAATTACAATGTAACAAAAGCAGTTAAAGGAAGAATGAAAGAAATAACAAATAGATTTGTTCATACAAATTTAATGAAGAAAGAGAGTGAATAAATTGAATAAAAAATGTAAGGTATCCATTGATTTGGATAGAGATAAGTTTATTAAGTATTATGAAGATGGTGCAACTATTAATGATTTACAAATGATATTTGGTTGCACCAAATATATTGTTAATAAACATATTAAAAAATTTAACTTAAAAAAACACAATAATCAATCTAGTAAAATGGAAAATTTAATTTATCCAAATAATGCAGAAAAAGCATATTTGCTTGGATATTTAATACACAAAATTAAACCATTATATCAAAATGAAATATTTGGGTATAGGATTGTGTGGAATGAAAATGAAGAAGATATTATGTCTATGATATTTAATGTATATGGAATTACATCAAACACATACTATGATAAAATTAGAAATGAATATTTTAAAATATTATATGATATAAGATTTTTTAATCAATTATATTATGCTGGATTTAGATTTAATTATGGATTTATAAATAATCCAATTAAAAGTAGTTATTACAACCTTGATTTTATTAGAGGATATATTGATGGTGGATTTGGAGTCATTAGTTCAGACTCCAAATTTCCATATATTCAAATTAAAGGTGGATATAATTTTTTAAGATATATACTTGGTATATGTAAAATATATGGAGTAAAAACTTTTAAAAGAAATAAAAAAGATTATTTTCAATATATTAGATTTACAGGACAAAAACTTTGTGAATTTTTATCAAAGATATATTATGATGGATGCTTATGTAATCCAGATAACTTAGTTAAAGTAAAAAAGATATATAGAAAATTAAAATATAAAAAGAGATGATAATATGAGAATTGCTAGTATAAGTGATAATGATAGTGTAAATTCTATAACAGGATTTACTCTATCTATATTTACTCAGTCATGCTTGCATCATTGTCTGGGATGCTTTTCTTCACAAACTTGGAGTGAATGTGGTGGCAAAGAATATCAATTAGATGAAATTAAAGCACTAATATTAAATTCTAAATGTCATAATGTGTCTTGGATCGGTGGAGATCCTCTTGCTCCATTAAATAGGGATGAAGTTATAAGTTGTATTCAATGGATTAAACAAAATACAAGTAAATTTGTTTATGTATGGACTGGATATACAAAAGAAGAAGTTGAACAATGGATAGATTTAGAATTAATAGATGTATTGATTGATGGAAGATTTGAGTTAGATAAAAGAGATTTGAATTTATTATTAAGAGGTAGTAGTAATCAAAGATTGTTTTATAAAGGAAAACAAGTAACAGAAAAAGAATTATTAGAGATAGTTGACAAATTATAAATTATATAATATAATATAACTAAATTCATAAGATATAAAATAAATCATGAAAGGAGTTGATAATATGATACCAAAAAGACAAATAAAAGTTTGGCATTGGATAAAGAAACCTTCTTTATCATTTTGTGGAACTATTCCAGTTGAAGAAGATGATGGAGTTGGAGAATGGATTTGGATAGAACCAAACGAAGAAGAATGGACGCAGTATTGTGATGAATTATTAAGTAAATATCGGAATATGTCTGTTACAGAAAAATATTTTTATAGACAAAGTAATCCAATAATAGATGAATTATTAAAGGATTTAAAAGATGTTAAAGGAGATGATTAAATATGAATGAAATTATGAATTTAGGAATTGAAAACAAAGATGGGATTTTGGTAGTAAGTAGTAGGATTGTTGCAGATGGGTTGGGGAAAAGACATGACCATGTTATTAGAGATTTGGAAAATATTTTAACCAACCCAAATTTGGGGGCGTTAATTTTATTATCAAATTATATTGATAGTAAAGGAGAAACTAGAAAAGAATATCTTTTAACAAAAGATGGATTTTTACTTTATATGTTTTCTATTAGAGGCTATGAAGAATTTAAACTTGCTTATATTAGAGAATTTGATAGAATGAAAGAGGAATTAGAGAAAACACAAATTAAGCAAATTACAGAAAAAGAAAGTTATTTATTAAAAATCTTAAAAGCAAATAATGAATTAGAAAGAGCTGTTGCAATTAATGAATATGAGGTTGGATATATCAAACCATTGGAACATAAAGGAGAATATTGCGATAATGTGCTTTCATCAGAAACACTATTGACAACAACTCAAATAGCGAAAGATTTTGGTTTAAGTGCTATAAAATTAAATAAAATATTACATGAACAAGGAGTGCAATATAAACAAAGTGGACAATGGATGTTGTATGCTAAATATTTACAAGAAGGTTTATGTCAATCTAATACATATTTATGTGAAGATGGAGAAGCTAGATTTTTAACAAAGTGGACACAAAAAGGTAAAATGTTTATTTATAATTTATTAAAAGAAAAATATGGATTATTGCCTGTTTCTCAATGGGAAAAATAAAGTGTTGACAAAATAAAAATTATATGCTATAATAATTAATATAAAGAACAAGTCAGCAAATATACCCAAACCTATTTTGAAAGTGTGTGGAAATTTGTTCTTTGAATATTTAAAATTAAAGGATATAGAACATAACAGCAATTATAAAACTTTGACTGCAAATTAAAGGTAATATGTTCTATTCCTTGTTAAGATTATAAGGAGAGTGATAATATGAATTTTAAACAAGGATTTATTAATGAAGGAAACAAAACTTATACTACTAATGGAGCAGAAGTTTATAAAAGTACAATGAGTAATTTAGTAGATTTATTTGGTACAATAGGGGATATTTATAATGATGATACTCAAAAAATAGTATCTTTATTTATAAATGCTTTAAATGAAGACGAAGAATTGGCTATTAAAACTTTATTCTATTCAAGAGATTGTCGTGGTGGAATGGGTAATAGAAAGAATTTCCTTGCTATTGCTAAGTATTTAATAGAAAATAATCAAGGAGAATACATTTATAAGAATTTAAACAGTATAGTTGAGTTTGGTAGATTTAAAGATTTGATTGAATTAAATCTTAGTTTAAGTGAAGACTTAGCTAAACCTATAACTAATTTCTTAATTGAATATTTGTTTGGGGAAAAGATTAGATATGATGCACATGGACAAAAAGAACTATCTTTAATTTGGAAGTGGTTACCAACTATTAATAGTAGAAGTAAACATACTAGACAAAAAGCAAAGAAATTATTAAGTAGATTTAATAAGGTTCATAATTATTTTAAAATGTATAGTTATCAAAAAGAAATTGCTAAATATAGAAAACTATTAAAAGTAGTTGAAAGAGATATTTGTGCTAATACATTTGAAAATATAAATTATCCATCTGTTCCAAGTAAATGTATGAATATGAATTATGGATTATTTTATAAAAAAGATACAGATAGATTTAATAAGTATCTACAAGAATTAAAACAAGGTAAGACAAAAATTAATTCATCTGTATTATTTCCAAGAGATATAGTACATAAATATGGAACTAATCCATATAATGTTGAAGATGTTTTAGAAGAACAATGGAAAGCATTACCTAATTATTTCACTAAGCCAATGAATATAATTCCATTAGTTGATACAAGTGGAAGTATGAGTGGTATACCTATGGAAGTATCTATGTCATTAGGGATATATTTAGCTGAAAGAAATCCTAGTGAAGCATTTAAGAATTTAATATTAGAATTTGGTAGAGATGCTCATTTATATGATATTTCTAACAAACCAAGACTAATAGATAAATTAAGAGGATTTAATGGAGATTGTGGTAATACAAATTTACAAAAAGCATTTTTAAGAATATTAAATATAGGTAGAGAAAACAAACTAAAACAAGAAGATATGCCATCTCATTTAGTGATCATATCTGATATGCAATTTGATCAAGCTACTACATGTAGTGATAAATATGGTATTATAAATCATATGAGAGATCAATTTAATCAAAATGGATATGAATTACCACAAATAATTTATTGGAATGTAAATAATAGCGACAACTTCCCAGAAATAGCAAAAGATGAAATTTGTTATGTTAGTGGTTATAGTCCTGCAATTATGATGGCTGTATTGAATGCAGAAATATTGACGCCTATTGAAGTAGTTAAAAAAGCTGTTTTGATAGATAGATATAAAAATATTTGGTATAAGGGAGAATGATTAACATGGTTAAAGAAAAGGTATTAAAAATTGAACATCAATCAGTATTTGATAAATATGCTGTGAGAATAACATATCAAAATGAAGAAATATTAAAAAGAGGTGAGTTTGAAGACTGTGGTATTCGCAGTCTTTCATCTCCCGATTATTCAAAACAAGATAATATATTTTATATTTTAGGACTTAATCCTTGTTTAGATAGAGATATTCTAATAGTTGATGATAGAGAATTACAATATATATATGAAAAGGTAAATGAAGTTAATGAGAAATATGGTATAGTTAAAAGATGGAGAGCAAATAAAAAAGAAAGATATTATTTTATAGATAGAGATTTCCTTATTCATGAAGATATAGAGGAAAACACATATATGGATAATAAAAGATATAATCTTGGAAATTATTTTAAATTAGAGAGTGAAGCGAAAAGAGTTACAAATAGTGTTCAATGGAAAGATTTATGGAGAGATGTTAGAGAAGATAAATTACAACTTGGAGTGTGATAAAATGGATTTTAAAAATATGTATGAGGTATCAGATTATAAAAATATTGTATCTCATGGTATAGTTTATGGATTGAGTAATGCTTTAAGAATTAGTGGATTTCCAATGAGATTAACTCATAATGATAATGAAGATCCAATAAAAGCATTTAATAGAGGGAAAAATTTAGGCAATAAGGATAGTATATCAGCAGAAGATAATTATTTGTGTGGTATAGTTGTACAATTTGATTTATCTATTCCAAATAAAATGTGGACAGAATTTCAAAGATACCATTTTGCAGATATAATTTCTTCACACAGCACAATGCATCGTATATCTCAAATGGATGAAAATAGTTTTGATAAAAATACACCAAGAGAAATAATAGATGCATTTATATCTCTTAGAGATAATTATTTAAATAATAAAACAAAAGAAAATTATTTGCAATTATTAATGGCTATTCCAAGTGGATTAATATTAACAGCTGGTGTCACTACAAATTACAGACAATTAAAAACTATGTATATACAAAGATATAACCATAGATTACCACAATGGAGAGAGTTTTGTAAATGGATTTTAACATTACCTTATTTCAAAGAATTAACTGGTATTAAAGAGGAGATGGTTGAAGATGATAAATAAAGAACAAATTGTATTTCAAAGTGAAGTTGTAGTAGATGATGAAATTAATATAGGAAGAAATTTAGTTGAAGCACAAGCTACAAGTAAAAGAGATTTTAGAGAACTTAAAAAAGAAGTATCTATTAATTTTAGTAAAGATAGATTAAAAAGAGCAATGGCTAGTGCTAAATTAATGATATTGGGAGCAACAAGAGATTTAGTTGAAAATCTTAAACTTAGTGAATTATCTTTATTAACTGGAAAGAAAATAGATGAAAATGAAGAATTAATTAATTTAAGATTAGAATTTATACAACAAAGAATAACAATAGAAGAATTTAAAGAAAAATATAAATTGATATTAGGTAAAGTACCTAAAACAGATTTAGAAAAATTCTTAGCACATCTTAAATCTATGGAAGATAAAGTAATGGATATTGAATTTCCAGAAGAAGAAAGAGAAAATATTAAAAGTAAAATTAATTTAATATTAGGGTGTATTGAGTAATGGATCAAATGAGAAATCATTATAGAGAATATAAATTAAAAAGGTATGGTTTACCAGACGAATATATAGATGTGTACATGTATTTAATAACCAAAGACAAATCATATCTTCCACAAGATTATTTGGTTAGTTATAATAAGAAAACATCAATGGTAAATCTTAGTAAATTAAATAAAACTAAGGAAGAATTAATTTTACTTTTTGGAAGATTATTAATATTTGGTAAATTAGAGGTTGATAAATGAAAAGGAAGAATGTTAATATACTTGTTATAGACCAAGCTACTATAAATACAAGTTATGTAATATTAAATATAAGAGATGGAAAACCTTATTGGGTTGAATGTTCAAAAATACTCTTGACAAATCCAGATTATGGTGATAGAATATTAGAGTTATATAACAAAATTTCTGCCTTAATAGTACAACATAATATAGAAGTTTTGGTATTAGAGCAAGTACCACCAATAATAAAAAATTTCCATACAACAAGTGTATTACTTAAATTATTTGGGATATTAGAATTATTGGCTAAGCAACATGGAATAGAGTTAGTAATGTTACATGTTATACATTGGAAGACAGTCGCTGGAATAACAGCAAAAGGTAGAGCATTGCAAAAAACAGAAAGTATTAAAATTGCAATGAAAAGATGGCAGGCATACAAACAAATTATTCAAGAAAGCGATGATGTTGCAGATGCTTTGAATATGTCGTATGCGTTTTTAGTAGATGAAGGTTATATAACAAATAATAATAAATAAGGAGAAGTGATAAGATGGAAAGAAAAGTTTACGATCAATTTACTATGGTAGGTGTATTAGATTATAAGGATAAACCAGAACTAAAAGAAATTATATCTAAGACATCAAATTGGAAAGGATATTCACTACAATTAAGAGTTAATGTTGATGGTAGTACACAATTTTTAGATTTAATGGGTGGAGATATGTATGAAGATACTGGATTGACAAAGTTATCTCCAATCAAATTTAAAAACTCAGAGGGAGTTGAAGTTAGTTTAACACCTAAACAATTAGAGAATGAAGAATTATTTAAAACTGTACCTAATTTTAAAAAGCAAAGATTTCATGATAAGGAATTTGTTTTTGGGGGAGAATGGATCAATGAAATTTATAGTAATTTAGAAACCCTAAAAGGAAGAAAAGTTTATGTTACAGGTAGTTTGCAATTACAATACAATAAAGAAAAAGATGTTATGTATAAAAAGTTTGTTGTAAGAAATTTATCTCTTGCTACAAATCAAGAAGATGAAGAATATTGCAAAGGACAATTACAAATTTTCTTTACTAATGGAGCTGTTGATAAAGCATCTATAACAAAAGGAAAAGATTTTGATCCTAGATTAATAGAAGAATTGGGGAATAGAGTTGAAGTTAAAGGTTATATAGCACAATATAATCAAGATAAAAATACAAGAAGTACAGTGGAACAAATATTATTCCCACAAACATTTTATGTAAGAACAGATAAATTAGATCTAACAAATGATGTACATAAAAAGTTATTAGCGTTTATACTTGGTAGATTTGAATGTCCAGAAGGAAAGATTGCATCTGTTGGATTTGAAGTTATTTTTAAAAGAGGTAATAGTGAAATTGAATTAAGTGAAGAACAAAAGAAGGAATTATTAACTAAGGAAGAAATACAATATCTTGAATTGTTCCCAGATCAAAAAGATAGATTTCTTAGAAATAAACTTCAAATGACAATGGAAAGAATTGATGAAACTTATTTAATTCAACCACATGCAAATATGCCTATACAAGAAATTCAAGAAGATATGTTTATGGATATGCTTGAATTATATAAAACAGTAGGTGCTTATGAAGGTAAAAAAGATGGTAAGAAAGAAACAAAAACAAATAAAGTAGAAGAAAATACAGGTTCTTCAAGTGAATTAAACTTTGGTGCATTTTTTAGTTAATTAAAGGAGTGTGATTACTAATGGGATTTTTAAGTAAAATTAAAAAGAATGAAGTTAAGTTTGGGTTAGAAAATTATGTGTTCTTAATTAGAGGAGCTGCAAAGGCAGGAAAGGCACTTCGTAATGGTACACCAGTCTTAACAGTTGATGGATGGAAAAATATAGAAGACTTAACAAAAAAAGATTATGTTTATGGGGTTGATGGACGACCCCATTCAGTAATCGGAGTATATCCACAAGGAGAAAAACAATTATATAAATTGACATTTAGTGATGGAACAAATATTGAGTGTAGCGAAGATCATTTGTGGGAAGTAATTGAGAGAGTTAGATATAAGAAAAATAAAAAGTCAAACTATATCAATGTTACATCAATTATGAGTTTAAAACAAATTAAAGAATTGATTGATTTAAGGGGATATAAATTTGGAGATGATAATCATTATAGATTTGAATTTCCAATAGTAGAAAATCCAATAGAATTTAAGACAAAAGAGTTAGAGATAGAACCATATCTTTTAGGTGCTTTATTGGGAGATGGTGGATTTACACAAAATTCAATTACTTTTACAAATATAGAAAATGATGTTATTGATAAAGTAAAAAACTCTATTGAAAAAATTAGTGGATATACATTAAAACAACATAGTGGAAATGATATTCAATATGTAATATCGTGTAGAGAGAGTGATGATTATAGAAATATATATAAAATTAAATTAAATAAATTAGGATTATTAAATAAATATTCTCACGAAAAATTTATTCCAAAAGAATATTTAATGTCATCAATAGAACAAAGAATTGCTTTATTACAAGGTTTGATAGATACAGATGGACATATTAAAGAATGTGGAAATGCAAATATTTCTACAACATCATATCAATTAGCGTTAGATATAATGGATTTAGTTAGAGGTCTTGGTGGAATAACTACAATTGGAGTTGATACAAGAGAAGATAGAAGACCTTGTTATACTATAAATATTATGTTTCATAATAATTCTATTGTAGCTTCATCTAAAAAACATTTGACTAGAATAAAAAATAATTGTAAAATGAATAAAATTTTAGTTGATTTATCTCCAACATATGTGGACGACTGTACTTGTATAGCTGTTGATAGTCCTAGACATTTGTTTGTAACAAAAGATTATATAATAACGCATAATACAACTTTCTTTGCTCAAATAATAGAAGAAATGTATAGTGATCCAACAAAAGGATTGCTTATCCCTTTTGAAAAAGGATATTCTGCAATTAATGGTGTAAACATATTTCCATATACAATAGTACCAGAAATGGTAATAGATGAAGAAACTTATAGAGGTTGGGAAGTATTTACTGGACTTGTGGATGAAATTATAAATACACCAGAAGAAGAAAGAATTAAAATAGTAGCGATAGATACTGTTGATGAATTTATTAATGTTGCTATTGAAGAAACTTGTAGGCAAAGTAGAGTAAAGACAAAAAAACCTTGTGATAGTATAGACTCTGCGTTTTCTGGATTTGGTAGAGGAAGATCTTTTATGAAGAAAATGATTAAAGAGCAAATAGAGAAATTGAGAGGTGCTGGTGTAGGAATTTTCTTTATAGGACATACAAAGGTTAAAACCCTAAAAACAAAAATAGATGAAGAAGAATATCAAATATTAGGTTCAAACTTAACAGAAGATTATGATGCAGTATTTGCAAATGATGCGGACTTTATTTTAATGATTACAAATGATAATAAAGTTGTTGATGGAAGAATGATAACAGGGGAAAGATATTTAAGATTTAGAGGAGATGGATTTTATGCGGCTGGTAGTAGATTTGCTAATGTACCAGAACAAATACCATTAGATGCTAAGGTGTTCATTCAAACATTAAAAAATTGTGTTATGGGTTTAGCTAATATTAAAGATATGAAAACTATGGATAAACTTGTAGAACAAGAACAAAAAGAAAATAAGGCTACAAGAGAAAAAAATAAAAAAGCAAGTGAGGAGAAATTGAATGAATTATTAACAAAGATAAAACAATTTGGAGCATCAGATGATACACCTATTGCAACTAAAACAGAGTTAATGGGAGTTATAGGAGAGTATGAAATTGATATGAAAAATCCATTAAATAATAACATCACTTCTTTACAAGAGATTATTGATAGATTTGGTATTTAAAATGTAGAAGTGGGGTAGACTAATATCCCACTTTCTTTTATTAAAGGCAGGTAGATATTATGAATAAAAGAGAATTGAGTGCATATATAAAAGATTATATTTATTATTATATGCTTGGTTATGGTTTGAAAAGACAAGGGAAGCTATATGATAATATAACTAAGTTTATAACAGAAATAACAGAAAATCAACAAGATTATGATTATATTCGTTTTTGTTTTGAGTTGACAAGAGAGATATTAGAAAGTGATTTCATATCAAGCAAACTTTCTTCATTGGTTATATTTCAAAGACAAGCATATATATTTGTTATTCTTAGAGATAAACTTAATACATCTATGGAATTATGGACTAAGGAACAAAATAAAAAAAATGAAACAAGTGAAATAGATAATAAATATAATATATTATTAAGCGATATGTTAGATAAAAATAAAAGAGTGGATATTAGTAGATTTATTTAGGGGGTATAGAATGGAATTTAGAAATAGAGAAATTATAGAAAACAATTTTGTTTTTTGTTTGTGGAGTAGACCAAAAACATATGGGAAATATATTAAAAGAATTAATGCCTTAGATAAATTTCTTGAAACAGACAGTGCTAAATTCTTTTATACTATTGGATGCAAACTAATAGAAAGAGGAATGACAACTTTTGATCAAGCAACTGTACTTAGTTATATTGATAGTAATGAAATTATTAAATCTAAGTTTTTAGGATATGGTGGATATGAAACTTTCCAAACAGTAGCAAGTAATTTAGATCCAAATAATGTTGATGGATTTTATGGAGAAATAATTAAAATGAATATTATCAATGATTTGGAATTAAAAGGATTTAATATCAAAGGGAATTATGCAAAGATAAGTCAAATGTCAGCAGATGAAATAAGAGCATATTTTAGTTATCAATTAAATAATACATTTATTAAAAGTGGAAGTGAAACTAGAATAGAGGATTTTACTATAACAGATGAAGATTTTGAATTATTTGATAGTGGAACTCAAATGGGATTAAGTATTGCATCAACAGCACCTTTATTAAACTATGAAATATTGGGATTAAATAGAGGTTTAAGTCTAATAGGTGGACATGTCAATCAAGGGAAAGCACAACCTATAACAAGTAAAGTATTGACACCAGAAGGATATGTACAATTAAAAGATTTGCACTTAGGACAACTTATATTGGGGTATCCAAGTAATGATATTCCATATACTAGACAAAAAGTATTAGGTATTTATCCACAAGGGAAAAAGAAATTATATAAATTAATATTTGATGATGGAAGTACAGTAGAATGTAATGATGAACATCTATGGACATTTTTAGATAGGAATGATAAAGTTGTAACAAAAACATTGAGAGAATTTATGGACTTAATGAAGCAAAAAAAACATTTTTATATGTTACCAAGAAAACCATATGAACCACCAGAAAATCAAATATATAGATGTCCATATGATTTATATGCGATTGGATATATGTTTGGAACTAGATGTAATGTTTGGAGTGGATATTTAGAGTTTACTAATATTAAAACACATAGTAAGTTTATGACATCTATGGATTTAGGAATTGGAGTAACACCAGAATTACATAAAACTACAAATGAAGAAACTATATGGAATGAATTATATAGAGTAAATTTTTCAAAAGAGTTAGTGAATTGGGTTAAAGGTAATGGTGGAAATAAAATATTTGCAACTAAAACATACAAAAACCTAAGAACAAATAGAACATATGTGGCTTTTGATGAGCAAATGTTATGGAATACAACTAGAAAAGATAGAGAAAAATTATTATTAGGTTGGTTAGATAGTACATCTGATGTTAATGATTTAGGAGATCACTATAAAGTTGTTACTCAAAATGTTCCAATGCTAGATATTATGGTGGATATTGGTAGAAGTTTAGGTTGGAGAGTTGATAGAAAATCACATAATATAGCATATTTTAAAAATCAATTAAAAAGAAAAATTAGATTGGTTAAAGTTGTTGATTTAGGAAAAGAAGTAGAAATGGTATGTATAAAAGTATCAAATGAAAATGAATTATATATAACAGATAATTTTATTTCAACACATAATACATCATTTTCATTTGCTGTAATAATGAAAGCGTGGTTAAATGCTGGGATTAAATCTTGTATTATTTCAAACGAACAAACAATAAATGAGTTTAAGCAATTAATGATAGCACAAGTATCTTATGAATTGTTCGGAGATGAAGGATTGGATAGAAGAAGATTAAAAGTTGGACATTTTAGTAATAGAGAGGAAGCAATGTTTAGGGAAATAATGGAAGTTATAAATACAAAATATGTTCCATATATTAAGTTTGCAAAGATATTTAATTACTCTATTGAAGATGTACAAATGATAATTGAAACATTAGCAGCACAAGGTTATGGTGGGTTTATATATGATGTATTTAAGGCAGAAGATAGTGCTAGCGGTAGTGTAATTGGAGAAATGAAAGAGATGTCAAAAGAATTATTTATGTTGGCAGATAGGACAGATAGCTCAATCATAGCAACAGTTCAACTAGGATTGAGTGATTTAAACACTAGATTTCTTGCATTAGATAATATTTCAACATCAAAACATATAAGTGAACCAGCAACAGAAGTATTATTAATTCGTGCTATGTGGGATGATGAAATTACTGGTGGGAAGCACGATATAAAGATAGAAACACCAACATTTGATAATCATGGTAATCCATTAAAAGATAAACAAGGAAAACCTATTATGAAACAAGTTCAAGTAGTTGGACAAGATTATAAAAAGATTAAATTAGTATTTTTGGCAAAAACTAGGAATACAGGACAAGGAATTGTATTGGCATATAAGTTTAATGGTGGATTTAATCAATGGGAAGAATTGGGATATTGTTATCCAAGTCATGAAAATAGAGGTAGAAAGTCATGAAATTTAAGAATATACAATTTACAGAAGATGATATTTTTAAGTTATTGGAAGCACTTGGATTTACTAATATATCAAATCACGAAAAAGAGTTTAAATTCTCGTGGTATGATGGTGCTTCTCCAAATGGAAGTTGTTTATTTAAAGATACACTTGTTTTTAAGTATTGGAGTAAAGGACTAGATGGAGATATAATAGAATTAGTAAAACATAAGCTAGATTGTGGATATAGAGAAGCATTTAAGTTTATAGAAGATTTTACAAATCAAAAATTAGTATATCAAAGAGAGATGACATCATCTATATTTCAATCTTATTTGGATATGTTAAGGCAAAATAAAGATGAGGATCATTATGAAATATATGATGAAAGAATTTTATTAGATTATAAGAAAACCATCTCGCAATTATTTCTTAGAGATGGTGTTTCTACTTTAATTCAATATAGATATGGATTAATATATGATGAAGGAACAAGTAGAATTGGAATACCAATTAGGGATTATGATGGTAATTTAGTTGGCTTATTGGGTAGATTTAATTATAAAAATGTATATGGGAATGTACCAAAATATCTACCAATAATTAATTATAAGAGAGGATTATTTTTATTTGGTTTAGGTGAAAATAAAAAATATATGCAAGATAAAATATATATTGTTGAAAGTGAAAAGAGTGTTCTTCAAGCTAACTCAATGGGATTTCCGAATGTTGTAGCATTAGGGACTTGTAATATTACAAAACAACAAAGAAAATTGTTTGAGAAAGTAAACTCAAATGAAGTAATTTTATTATTAGATGAGGGATTACCAGATGAGATGTATGAGAGAATAGCAAGAAAATTAATTAGTTTAAATCCAATTATTAAATATAAAATTAAATATATTAATGCTAATGATTGTGATTTAGGTAGAAAAAATTGTATATTTGATGAAGACATTAATAAAGTAAAATATATTTTAGAAAATAAATTAATGGAGATTAAGGAGTAGTGATATAGTGGACACAATACAAAAAGTTCAAGAATTAAAAGAACAAGGAATTGAAGTATATTCTTATTCCAGATTATCAAGTTTATATAATTGCTTATATGAATACAAACTTGGATATATAGATCATATTAAAGGTATGGATAATATATGGACAAAACTTGGAACATTAATACATGAATGTGTTGAAATGATTTATAATGGAGAATTAGATGTTAAGGATTTTGAACAAAAATACTTATTGGGGTATCAAGAAATTATAAATCAAGGATATAAATTTCCAAGTGATGTTATAGCGGAAAATATGCAAAGGAATATTCAACATTATATTTACACATTTAAAAAAGACAATGTTAAAACAGAAAATGAAAAACACTTTTTAGTTAATATAGCTGGTATTTGGATGCAAGGATATATAGATAAAATAATATTTAATGATGATGGAACAATAGATATTCATGATTATAAAACATCATCTAAATTTCAGTCTAAGGATTTACAAGATAAAGGAAGACAATTAGTTTTATATGCCTATGCTTTGGAACAAATGGGATATAAAATTAATAATATAGCTTGGAATATGGTTAAATATGTATGGACAAGTTATAAACAAAAGAATGGATTTAGTAAACCAGTATTGACAGATAGAAAAGATATTTGGAATAAACTTCAATTAAAATTATTATTATTTGCTGAGTTAGAGGGATATTCAAAAGATGAAGCCTATCAATTATATTTAGATTTGGCTAGTGATTGTAAGAAAGAATTGCCAGATAATTTAAAGAAATATTTTATTATAGAAGAAGGTATTGTTATTTATCCTTATAGTGAAGAAAATAAAAAAGAATTAATTGAATTTATAGAAAAATCACTTAAATTATTAGAAGAAGAAAAAGAATTTAAACCAGTAAAGATAGATAAATCAAATAGTTTTTATTGTTCTTTTCTATGTGGACAAAAGAATAGATGTGAGGTTTATAGACAATATATGGAAAGTTTGGAAATTAGTGAAGTACCTAAATTATTTAGGGAAGAAAGTAATATAAATGGTGGTGTTGAAGTTGACTTCAAGGAGTTTTTTAAATGATTTTATTTGAAGATAAAAGAAAAACAAAAACAATAAATATATTTCCACTAATCAAAAATAGTGTATTTAATGAAATACATTTAGTTGGAGATAGTAATGGATATAATATAGCAAATATCTTAGGTTGTAGTCCTAAGATGATTTCATATCCAGATAGCAAGCAATATAAAAAATTATTATTATCATTAAAAGGAATAAAAAATTGGAAGATATTAAAGAATGGAATTAAAACATTTGATAAAATATTTTCTAAAACACAATACTCTTATTTAAAGTCATCTGTAAATAGAGATGTTATATTGGAACAAAATTATTATAAAGTATTTATTAAGATGATATTGATGTCTAAGCCAGAATTTATCATCAACAAGAATGGGAAAATAATGTTTGAACAAGATGATAAAATTAAGAATGTGGAGATAGTAAGTTTTTTCTTTGAGCAATTATATAATAATTTATTTAATAATAATGTTGTAATCAAAGATTATCAATCATTTGAAAGATATTTATTAGATATTGATGATATATTTTATGAGAATAAATTATTTATATTTACTCCTAATTCATATCTAAGGGGATATATAGATGGTTTTAATTATGAATATTTATTATCATTATTAGATAAAATACAAAGAAAGAATGGATTTTTTATATTAATAGACGATTTAATATATGGGAAAAAGATTAATTTAATGTTAGAAGCTAGTGCAAAAATATGGAATAGGAAATCACAAGTTATAGATATCCCAACTGGGAAAGCTATGGTATTGACAAATTTATAATTTAATGATATAATAGGATATAAATTTAGAAAGGATGTGAGTCATATGTTATTAAAAAAATATGAATTAAATGGTGAAGTGTTATGTTGGAGAATGAAGTTAGAATATATTAAATATAGAAATGATAGTGTGTATGATATAAACGCAGGTTATATATCAACAAGTGTCAATGGAACTCCATATCGTAAGATATTAAATATTAACTGGAACAATATACATGGTATTTTGGCTGCATTATTAATAATCTATAACGATAGATTTGATTGTGATGTGAGAATTGAAGTACCAGATAAATTAGAGGATTATTTAGAAAATTGGTTTTATAATGGAGATTTAGATTATACAAGTTGGATATATAAAAAGAATAAAGATAAAGGAACTGATTATAATATTAGAAAAGTAGAGAAAGTATTGATTGCAAGATTAAGAAATTTATATCCATATGATTATTATAAAAAGTTTAAAAATATTCCAGATACAGATGATGAGGATCAAGAATATGATTTATTCTGTGATTATGTTGATACTTTATCAAGACAGTTAATTAATGAAATTATAAAAGATTTGGTTATATTACATAAAGAAAATAGACTAAATGAATTTAATCCATTCAATTTATGTGATGAAGCGTTTAAAATCTATGATCATAAATTAGTAGATAAGGATAATGAGGAGTTACTCACCAAAGGAAGAATTGATTTATCTAGCGTGTTAGAAGAAAATCCACTTAAAAAAGCATTAGAAGAAGCAGAAATGTTTATTAGAGAACAATCAAGAGAATATCAAAGATGGGTAGATAGTATTATTGCAAGAGAAAATGAAAGAAGCCCTTATGATGTAAGGGATGTTAGAACTATGGAATTAACAGATGAAGATATAATTAGATTTGCAAATCTTGGATTATGGGAGAATGAAGATGAATAAAGAGTATATTAACTATCATTGCCATAGTTATTATTCTAATTCAATTATAGCAGATAGTCCTGTTTCCCCAAAAGAATATATAAATAGAATTAAGGAATTAGGACATTCTGTCTATGTTTCAACAGAACATGGGATTAGTTTTAACTGGGCAGAAAAGTATTTATTATGTAAAGAAAATAATATTAAGTTTGTTTTTGGTATTGAGGGATATATTTTATATAATGAGAAAGTATATCATATTATGTTTGTGGCTAAAAATAAAAATGGTATGGTTCAATTAAATAGATTAATAAGCGATGCTGTAATTAATAATTTTAAATATAGTAGACCAAGAGTAACGCTTGAAACCATAAAGCAATTTATTAATTCAAATGATGTAATGTGTACATCTGCATGTTTAGCAGGTTTGTTAAAAGAGCCATCATTAATATTAGTTAAAGAATTATATAAATTCTTTGGAGATAATTTCTTTTTAGAAGTTGCATATCATAAAAGCCAAAGACAAATAGAAATAAATAAATTAGCAAAAAAAATTAGTGAACAAGTTGGTATAAAATTAATAGCTGGGAATGATAGTCATTATATTTATCCAGAACAAAAAATATTAAGAGATGAATTATTAGCTAGTCGTAGAATTGTTTATGCAGATGAAGAAGATGATGAAACGCAATTTTATATGGATTACCCAGATTATGAAACTATGTTTAATAGATTTAAAGAACAAGGAATGTGGGGAGATGATGAGATATATGATTTTATTGATAGAACCAACATTATTGGAGAATTTGATGACATTACTTTTGATAATAATTGGAAAGTACCAACACTTTATCCACATTTAAGTAAGCATGAAAGACAACAATTGCTTATAAATGAAGCTAATAATAGATGGAGTGAATATAAGAAACATATTCCAGAACATCAATATAGTGAATATATAAAAGCTATTAGATGGGAGTTAGATGAATGGTTGAAGTGTGGAATGGAAGATTATTTATTAACAGCAAGTAGGTTGGTTGAAGAAGGAGTAAAACTAGGTGGGGTTGTAACTATGAGCGGGAGAGGGTCTGCTGCATCTTATATAACAACAACATTATTTGGACTTTCAACAATAGATAGAATACAAGCAAAAGTACCATTATTGCCAGAAAGATTTATGACAGCAGATAGAATTATAGCTGCACATTCAACCCCAGACTATGACATAAATGTATATAATAGAGAGAAATTTATTGAAGCACAAGATAAATTGTTGGGAGAAGAAATGAATTATCAATTATGTGCATATGGTACACTTCAACAAAAGTCTGCGTTTAGAATGTTGTGTAAAACAAGAGATGATATTACGGTTGATCAACAATTATATATTACATCTAAGATAGAGGAATTTGAGAGAGATTGGAAACATGGGAGTGATGAAGATAGAGAAACTATGGATATTTCCAATTATATTGTTGATAGAGATATGTATAAAATATATGAACAAGCAATTAAATTTCTTGGAACTATAACAGATATTAAAGGTAGTCCTTGTAGTTGGTGTATAGCAAACGATAATCTTATGGAGATATTTGGTTTATGTCGTGCTAAGAATGGAGATATATTATTAAATATAGAAGGAAATAAAATTGAGAGTTTTGGTTATTTAAAGATGGACTGGTTGATAGTTGATGCTGTTGGAATTATAGATGCTGTATATAAAGAAATTGGTATTACTGTTCCAACATCAAACGAACTATATTGGTTAATCCAAGACGATAAAGCAACTTGGGATATATACGCAAAGGGAATAACTTGTTGTGTAAATCAATGTGAACAGCCTAAATCAAAGCAAAAGGTTATGAATTATAAACCTAAATCAATAGAAGAATTATGTGCATTCGTTGCCGGTATTAGACCCGGATTTATATCTAATTATGATAAGTTTGAGAAAAGAGAACATATGGAATTTGGAATAAAAGAATTAGATGAATTATTACAGGGAAAGTTCTTGGATAGCTCGTGGTTGCTAAACTAATAAACACGAGGTGAATTTATAATATGAGTAAAAGAAATAAAATTGAATATACTTTTGATGAATTAAGATATTTATTTGAAAACAAATATAGAAATTTAACAAATATGTCAAAAGACTTGAATATTAATGTTAATACATTGAGATCTATTTTTTCTAGGAATAAATATGATATTTCGGTATATAGTTGTAGAAATGGAAATATATATAATATTGATTTTATAAAAGACAAAGAATTTTATTATTATTTTCTTGGATTTATTGCTGCTGATGGTAGTAGGAAAAATAATAGGAAAAATGAAATAACAATAGAACAAGGAGATAAAGATATGTATATATTAGAATTATTTAGAGATAAAATATGTCCAAATAAAAGAATTGCACCAACTAAAAGTGGTTATCATTATATAACATTTAATAATAAAATTATTGGGGATATATGTGATAAACATAATATAATTTGCAACAAAACAAAACATTTGTCATTAGCGACTATCCCAATAAAATATATAAGACATTTTATTAGAGGGTATTTTGATGGCGATGGATGTTGCTATGTGTCAAGTGGAGATAGAATAAGATGCAATGTAAGTATATTGTGTACTAAAAGTACCGCAAAATTATTTATGGATACATTTATTGATAATGACATTCATTCAAAATGTTATCAAATAAAACATCAAAATAATGGAAATTTTTATAGAATTAGTATTTATTCAAAAGAAAGTGTATTTAAAATATTTGATTATTTTTATAAAGATAGTCAATATTATTTGAAAAGAAAATATAATAAATTTATAGAATTTATGGCGTCTATCGGTGAAAGTCGTTAGATTATTATTGGGGAATTAAACTGGGAAGTTAAGTCTTAATTGATATGCTAATCAGAGTTTGAAGGGTTTGAAAGTTATTGAAAAGATGATGAGTACCAAACGCAACGCATAGGGAGTGAAATAATCTCCCCACGAGTCCCCGACACCTAAGTTATAGAAATAATATGGTGAAAAGATATGCTGAGCTAGATATGAAATGACATATCGTAGTATAATATTTTATTAATATTATATGATGTTGGAAACAACTAGAACTAAAAGATAAAAAACTTTTAGGATAACAAACTGATATCAAGAACAAACTATGAGAGTTCTGAATTATTGTGGTTTTGAAAAAAAGGAAACTTATGATATATTAAAAGCTATATCAAAAAAGAAAGAAGAAAAAATTAAAAGTGCAAAAGATAAATTTTTTAGTAAAATGAATGAAGTATTATCACAAGATGAAGAGAGTCATAGAGAAAAAGTTATATCTTTAATATGGCAAGTAATAATAGATAGCTCAAATTATGGTTTTAATGTTTCGCATTCGTACAGTATGGCTCACGATAGCTTATGGATTGCATATGCTAAGGCACATTATCCACAACAAACTTATGTTGGTTTAATTAAATATTTTAGCAATCTTCGTAAACTTGATAAGATAAGAACACTTAAACAAGAAGCAGAGAAATACTTTGGTATTAAACTAATGGATAGAAAATTTGGACAAGATAATAGAGTTATTAATGTTCAAGATAATATAATATATCAATCATTAGATAGTGTTAAAGGAATTAATAGTGAAATAGCAAACTTAATTTATCCTATAAAAGATATGAAATTTAATACATTTGATTTATATATTAAGTTAAAAGAATTGGGATTAAATAAAACTCATATAGGAAATCTTGCTAAGATAGGATATTTTAAATTTAATGATAAAATGTTGTGGCTAGTAAATAATTATAAAGAATATAAGCAATTAAATAAAAATAAAGTAATAGAAATATTTGATAGTAAAGTAATGGATTGTACAATAGATTTATTATATTTAGAGTTAGTTGATGCTTGTAGCAAAGAAACAAATTCATTATTAAAGTTTGATGATGTAACAACTGTAAGTAGAATACTATTTAATCATTTATCTTGGATAGATATACCAGATATTCAAAAGTATTATTGGGAAATGGATTTAATTGGTGAAGTAATAACACCTCATCCAGAGAACACAAAATTTTATATTGTAGAAAAATATAATGAAAATAAAGGAAGTATATTATTATTTGACCCAGAAGTGAGCAGATTGGAATGGTTTATGTATAAGAGGGGATTGACAATAGCAAATAAAAATGTTATAATGGTAGGAGATGTGGAAAGAAAAGAAAAAGGATTGCCTATAATAAAACAATTCATGGACTTGACTTCCATATTTAAAAATATAAAATAGGAGAAGTGATAGTATGAAAAAGTTTTTAGTTAAGAATGTTTTTGAGAAAAACAGTAAATATGAAGTGATTGAAGTTGCAGATAACGCAAAAGAAATTTACTTAGGAGAAGAAGTTATTGTTGTTGATGGAATAGACAGAGAACTTGAACCAATAGTGGTAACCCATCAATGTAAATTTGAGATTGGAGAAACAAGAGAAGATGCACAAGAAACTGGTATGTTTATTGAGTTCCCAGCTGTTAGAGTAATATTAGAATTATTACCAAAAGACTTCAATGGAATTGATGAGAAAGAATTTATCAATCAACAAATAGATGTACTTAATGATGAAATAATTACATCTCAAACTGCAATGAGAAGTATTACAGAAAGTGCATTAGATGGAGTATTTGGTGCTAAGGGAATAACCCTTAATTAATATTTAGAGGTGATGGATTTTATGGATAAGAAATTTAAAGTAGCAATATTAGTAGGACATAATTCAAGTCAACAAGGAGCTTTCTCAAAAGAGTTGAATATGACAGAATGGCAATATAATAAAGAAGTGGCTAATTATCTTCATGAAAAAGATGGAGAAATGTATGATGTATATTTTAGACAACCACATCAAAGTTATAGAAAACAAATGCAAGATGTATTAGATGTTATTAATAGAAAATATTATGACTTAGTTGTTGAATTACATTTTAATTCACATAGCGATGCACAAGCACAGGGTTCAACTGGATTACATTATAAAGCAAATTCTAAGGTTATAGAATATTTACATCTATTTCAAGATATGTTAAAGAGAATTTGGGGAGTAGTTAAAAGACCATTAATTCCTATAACAAAAGAAGATTTAAATAGAGTTAATGGAGCATATGGAATACTTAAATCAAAAGCAGATTATGTATTGCTTGAACCATTTTTTGGAAGTAATCAAGAGGAAGCTAGAAAATTTAGATCTTATTTACAATATGCAGATACATTAGATAGAAGTATTAAGAAATATTTGGAGAGTGTTGAAGATGGAAGATCAAAAGAATAAAACATTAGGACAAAATATTGAAGAAATTATACATGTAAGACCACAAAATACCTATGCTGATAATAGAGAAAAGAATGATTTAGTCAATCATCCTCAACATTATACAGGAGATATTGAATGTATTGATGTAATCAAACAACAATTTGGATTAGATGGAATGATTAAGTTTTGTTTAGGCAATGCAATGAAGTATATATTTAGATGTGAACATAAGGGTACAACTAAAATGGATTTGCAAAAGGCAGTGTGGTATTTAAATAAAGCAATAGATAATATGGAATAGGAGATGTTAGTATGAAAACTAAAACATTGGTTGATAATATTCCTACCTATGTTATTCATATTAATAGTTTTAGTACAAGTAGAGGGGGACGGATAATAGTTCGTATAGATGAGAATACCATCTTAAATGGAACATATATTCGTTCCTCTATTAAAAATGTAAAAGCTATTAAATGTGTATTAGATGGAGATGAATATTATTTATTTAAGAATAAAAATATTGGATTATTTATGTTAGAGAAAGATACAATTTATGAGATGAATTGTGAATGTGAGAAGTGGGGGAATTTAATTGGATTATAAAATTGATACTAGGTTAGAAAGCAGAATAGATAGAGAAAGATATATTGGAAAACAATTTACCACTAATCAAGGATATGATTATATTGTTTTAGGAGTGTGGGAATATTCTCCAATAGGAAAAGAAAAAAGATATGTAATAGAATTTGAAGATGGAGAGCAATCACTTGCTTATTCATCAACAATAAAGAATGGTAGTATTGGGAAATATAAAGGAATGAAATTACAAATTAAAAGAGATAAACCAATAAAGACTATTTTATTAATGAGTGATTTACATTTTTGTTATGAAGATAAAGATTGTTTGGATATATTTTATCAAGTTGCTAATGATTTAAGAGATGAAATAGATGAATTGGTTGATTTAGGAGATGGGATAAATAATAATTCTTTGTCTAAGTTTATAGATATTGAACCAACACAATATACTTTAATAGAGGAAATTGAAGCATATAAAAATCATATAATGAAAATGAAAGAAATCCTAAACAAAGATACTAAGTTTGTGGTATTACAAGACAATCATTTCCATTTAAGGAAAGAAAGATGGTTGACAGAGAACCCGATGCTTAGAGGATTAATCCCAGATTTATCTCCATTGTTTGATATTGAGGTTGAGCATGGAGTACCATATATGCCATTCAATCAAAATAGATTTGGTTTAATACATGGTATATCATATGGTAAATTCTTCACTAAGCAACACATAGAACAATATGGAATAGATATTATATGTGGACATACTCATACAATGCAAATGTACACAAGTAGTTCTGGTAGAGTAAATGTACATCCTATTAGAAGTTATGGTGTTCCATGTATGTCTAAGCATCAAAGATATATGCAAGGAAGACCAACTAGACAAATTTGTGGATTTGGAGTATTAACTTATGATACAGAAACAAATAATTATAATATAGAATATGTTATAGTGGAAAATAAAAGTGCTATATTTAGGGGTAAAAAATATGAAAGTAATTATATAGGACGAGAGGAGTTGATGAATTAATGAAGTATTATCCAATAGAAGTCAATGAAAAAATAGGAAGTAATCGTATAATGAAAGATGAGTTAGATGGGAAGTATTATCCAACAACAAATTACTTTAAAGGAATAGGATTTGATACAGAAGAAGAAGCACAAGAATTTATTGATGAAGTTTTGAAGGAAAGAGATTATATAGATGAAGGAGTTGTTGGATATGAAATTGAATGCTCAAAATAGAGAATACTTAAAAGAACAAAAAAAAGAATTATTAATAATAACAGATATAGATTTAGATGGAATTAGTGGTGCTGTGTTAGCATCACTTTGGTTTCCATTGGCAACCATTTATTCTACTAGAACAGATATAGTTGGAGAATTTATAGATAGTGGAAGAATATATGAATTTACTGATGTGATGTTTATTGATTGCAGTCCTAAGACAAGAGATGAATTTAATAGTATATTAGAAATCTTTGGAGTAGAACATATATTTATATTTGATCATCATCAATCTTTATTTGATATGTTACCAAAACAATATATAGATAAATTTAATATTGAATTAAGATATTGTGCCACATATATATTATATAATACTTTATATTTAGATAATAATTATTGGGATGGTAGAATTGAAGGTTATTGTAGGTTAGTAGATATTTATGATAGATGGTTAGATAAGGATAACGAGAATAGTTTTCTTGATGCCAAAACTCTTAATATGAAATTATCTTATTTAGGTGAGCATGTATTTAAAACAAGATTAAGAAATTGCTTATTAGGAAGCAAAGAGTTAGATGTTATACCAAATAATTTAAAAGATGGATTTATATATTATATGGAAAGTATATCTAAATATATAGAAAAAAAATGTAATGAAGCCTATATTATAGGAGATGAAGCAATAACATTTGCAGAAGAATATAAGAGTGAAATAGCAAATCAACTATTAAATAGATATAAAGGAAAGATTAAAAGAGGAATAGTAGTAGATGTATCAAAGAATAGTGTATCAATTAGGAGTAAAGATGGTAGTGCATTAGATAAAGCTAATAAAATAAGTTATCTAAGTGGTGGACATGAGAATGCTTCTGGTGCTAGATTAGATGGATTAAAAAAAGAGATTATAGATATGATAGCTAATAAATAATCTTTATTCCTAATCCTATGTTCCACAAAGGAAAAGGAAATAAGATATACAAATTAAGGGATGTTCGTAAGAACATTCTTTTTTTTCCCACATATAAGGATGCATCATCATCCCCTTCAAAACAAGAGAGTGCATAAATACTAGGGTTGAAAAGAGTAATA